ACGGCAAGCACGGCTATTGCCCTGACCTGAACCCGCAATGTTTTGTGAGCAAGTCATGCAAGTCGCAGACTGAGGAGCCTTGATAGACGCATCGGGTGTGTCGCCATCATTAGACCAACAATCGGGGCCTGTGATGTTGTCTCCATCGTAGGATTTGGCGTAGAAGATACGGCTGACTTTAGGTGCGGCTTTTACCACGATGACATCGAGGTGACGCTCTTCAATAGAGGCTAACTCTTTACCACCAGCCACGATACGGAACACACCACCTTTGATAGAGATGCGTCTGCTCGTGTTGATTGAGCCACCCATAAGGGCTTTAGCTGTTTCTGATAACTCGCCTGATTGAGCGAATGCGGGTACGTTTGCTGGATTAAATACGGATATGTTTGACATTTGTGTTACTTAGTTGGTTTAACGACGCGAATCTCATACTCTGACATAGAGTTGAGGCCTGGGGGAACTAAAGAAGGATTCTCCTCTAGAAACTTTGACATATTAGTCTGTGCGATACGCTTTTCTAACAGATCAACGACATCATGCTCAACGACAAAGCGTTTGAATGAGTCCCAATCTTGTGTGGAGTAGCGTGTCTTGGTCACTAAACTAATCGTGCCAAAATCGGTTTTGATAGATGTAGCACCCTGTGCCTTCATCTGTTCTTTGATCTCGTTCTTGACCTCTTCAAGTTGTTCTTTGAGGGTCTCGACCTGAGTATCATACTCTTTGGTAAGCTCTTCCATCCTCGACTTCATCTTGCGATAAATCTTGGCCAGTTGGCTTAGAGGCAGTGCCTCTGCAATTACTTCTTCTGACATTTATTTCTCCTGTGTGATTTAATTTATTTGTCTAGCGTTAGACATTGTACATTGTTTTTATTTCATTGCAACTCCTTTTTAATATTTAATTTCATTCTCAAACATCTGAGTGATAAGTAAGTTATCACTCACTTTGGACTCTAACGCCTTGAACATCTTCTTCTCAATGGGCGAACCTTGAATATGAATGACGGTCACTTTGTCAGAGTCTTGTCCCTTGCGATCGGCTCTAGCAATCGCTTGTGTGTACTGTTCTACGCTCATCAGGGGTCCGTAGAATATCACAGTATCTGCTCTTGTCAAGGTGATGCCATGCGCTGTTGCTTGAGGTTGCATCACAAGCACCCTAGGGTTTTCCTCATTCTGGAATCTCCTAATAATATCCGAGCGTTTTGATGGGGTAACTGTTCCATTGATGAACTCAGCCGTGATGTTGCGCTTGAGTAAGTGCGTGTGAATGGTGTCGATGGTTGAGCGAAACATAGCAAAGATAATGACCTTGCGTTGCGTCTCTTCAAGGATTTCTTCTAGCACCCCAAGCCTTGGCGCTGAGTCAAACTCAACGACTTCTTTGTCATCGGTGTATGCTGCACCGCAACTAATTTGTAATAGCTTGGATACACTAGCCGCCGCGTTGACTGCGCTAATGGTTTCTCCTGATGCTTGCACAAGCATTTTTTCTTTGAGTAAGTTGTAGTACTTGGCTTGTTGTGGTGTGAGTGGCACTTCCCGAGTCATGGTCAGCACAGGTGGAAGATCAAGACATTGCTCTTTGGTGAACCTGATCGCAGGTTGCAAGGCTTCATGCACCAAGTCTTTTGCTTCGGGCTTGGGCGCCCATTTGTACATGGTCATTTTGTTCATCACCTTATCACGCCACCCTGTGAAGAACATCGGCACACCGCTTGGGTTGACGAGCTTAGCCAGACCATATGCGTCTACTGGGGACTGCGATGCAGGCGTACCAGTCATCATCCACAAGTGCGTCTCAGGTTTTAAGATTGATTTGAGGGCTTTCCATCGCTTGGTTGTGACTGTTTTATAAGCGTTGGCTTCATCGACAATCACAAGATCAAAGCGTCCATCATTGTTGATCTCATTCGCAATTAAATTCAAGCCGTCATAGTTGGTAATGACAAACTCGTAGTCTTGTTGGATCATCTCAATGCGTCGGGTAGCCTGCGAGTGGTGGGCGACTATGGCAGAACGATGGATAATGCTGTTGTTAAGATCGCTTAACCAAGCTGACTGCATGATAGATAAGGGGCAAAGAATTAAGCAACGCCTAACCTCACCTCTATTCATCAAATAGTCAGCCGCCCACAACGCCGATAGTGTCTTGCCTGTTCCGGGCTCTGAAAACACAAAGGCTTTTTTATTAAGCGTAAGAAAAGAAGCGGTCTCAATTTGATGTGCCATCGGTTTAAACCGACCAGGCCAGTCATAGCGCTTTGTAATTGGAGAGGGTACATTCTTAACGCCAAGGTTGCGCAAGACTCTGACCTCATCCAAATCCCAATAAACTGCTACCTCAAATCCATCATCTACTTCAAACACTTTATGCTTCGGAATAATGCTGTATTTTTCAGGGTTTCTTGTGCGAAACAGTACTGCTTTGTCTTCTACAATTTGCATTTACTTCTCTCTGTTATTTGTTATCGCCTTGATTGGCGCTTTTGTTTCTGAGTCTTAGATTGCTTTTTGTTGACGTGCCACCTTTTCGTAGGGGCTTGATGTGGTCAATGTCTTTGCCTGTTCTATCAACTCCTAGCTTATCGTACATTCTTCGTGCGCGTTGGCGTTCATGTTGGTCAGAATTTGGACCCGACTTGCCTGTTTTTAAATCTTGTTGATACTCTTTTTTGTAGTCACGCTTTGTTGCCATGATGGGCTCCTAATGTTTTGGATGATGCACACACGTTGTTACAGGACACCAAGGACACAAAGGCGATGGTCTGGGATTCCACACATTTGTGTCATAGGCTTGTTCTATTCTAGCTACTCGCTCTCGATACTGCCACCACTCAGCCCCCGCTTGGTCAACTGTCATGGCGTGTCTGACTAGATCGTCTTTAACAATAAACAACAAGGCGGAATTAACTTTCCTGATGTGTGGCATATGCGCAAAGACCATGAGTGACATGAGCTTTAGCTGTTCCCGATCAGGATACTTGTTGTTGCCTGTTTTGTAATCAATGACCCAAGCGGTCATGTTTTCATCGTCTACGATGATTAAATCAGCGATGCCCCTGACCCACGCATCAGGACTTTTCCAATCGCAAGTTTGTAGGTCAGTCGTCAAAGCCATCTGTTGTTCACACAGCTTTCTTCCGGGCTTAGCAATCAATGCATCGAGCGTTGGCTTTGCAAAGTTAAACTGTTCTGGCAGTACTACACCATCTTTAATGTATTCCTCTGCTGCTTTATGAAACTCTGTGCCGTATCTTGTAGCATCGTTCTCAACGAACGGAAAATTCTTCAAGACTTTAACTTCATGATAGCGCTTAGCGCATCCTTCGTAGTCCTTTAGAGAACTGTGTGACCATGTTACTTTCATCAATACCTCGCTGATTTAATTGCTTTGGCTAGTCGTTTAGCAAACTCTTCCACAAAATACTCTCGTTTATTGAGCTTGTATTCGCCCATGTCAACAAGAATTGCGTGAACAAGTTCGTGCCAAAAGGTTTCCTTAATTTCTTCTTCTTTGTATGGGCGCCCAGTACGATTGTTTCTTGCACCTATCTTGATTTTTTGCTCGGGGTAATTGACTTTACCCATTTCGCCTTTATCAAGCATTGCTTCAACAATCTCAACCGAGTACCATTTCATACCCACTTTTATTTTGCGTGGAATTTGTTCTACCATTACTTCTCCTTTTAATTTTTAGCTAACCCATAGCGCCTGTGCGCGCCAACATCTGCATTCAATGGTATGCCTTGCATATAGCTTGGCTCCATGGTCATTTGAGCTAAAACCCAAGTCTTAGCTTCTTCCACCTCAGCATCTGGCACGACGGCGATTAGCTCGTCGTGTACTGTGCCTGCTATGAAGTATCTTTTGGATACTCTGAGCATTCCGTCCGTCATCACAATGCGCGCTAACGCCTGTGTGACATTGTTCGTTATCTTTCCTGCGTACAGTTTGGTAGCGTCTGGCCCGTATACATACTGGCTCCTACCTTTATCGTCTTTGATGATTCTTAAATCGGGATACAACAGCTTCATGCCGTTAGGTAATTCTATTTCTTCCTTGCGAAATGTCAAGCACTTATATTGGCGCTCTTCGCCCTCGTACAAAGACATCTCTAAAAGATTTGAGCAAGTGTTCCAAAATGACACGACCTGATACGCCGTTTTGCGGTAAATGTCTATGATTCTTTTGGAAGCTATAGCGTGTTCTACAAGTTCTTGTAATGTACAAGTGTGAGGGATGTCCCTAAGTTTAATTTCGGTGTCTTTCCATTCCACAAACGTATCGTATAATTCTTTGTTCACGCCTAGCGCTTTGGCAAACTTCCTTTCGTAGCGTACTGGCGGAGCACCAAGGAACCCCACCAACAACTGCGACGCGAACGACGCCCAACCGAGTCCGTAACCGCAACCCAATAAAGCGCTTTTCGCAGACTGCCGTAGGTCTGGGTGCGATTCTTTAGTAAGGCCGGGTATGTTAAACATCTGCGCACCGAACGCGGCATAAGGGTCACCGCCTGCCCTGAAGATGTCAAGCATGTCTTCGTAATCCGAAAGCCACGCGAGTACTCTCGGCTCAATTTGCGAGAGGTCGCCGACGACCAGACTTTGCCCTTTGGGAGCCATAAGTGCTTTGCGTAGGAATGAACCTCGTTTGAGGTTTTGCATATTGATGGCGGAGCCTTTCGCCGCCGACCACCGACCACTCTTCGCGCCGTAGTAGGAGAGAG